TAGCATCAGCTAATGTACCATCACTAGCAACTTCATGTCCTATAAAAACATTGTAATTTGAACCAGCATCTATATCTCCTACACCGCTTCCAAATACTGTATTAGATGTACCGCTATCAAATGCTCCATTACTAATACTAATGCGAGAGTTAGTGTCTATTCTCATTTTCTCATAAGTATCACCAATAGAACCTATTTGGAATCTTATTGTGTCGCCACACATTGCTAAATCTGTAGCAGATGCATTTATTTCAAATCTATTAGCCCTAGATGCACCACTTCCCCAAGCATTAATATATGCTTGATATTCTGAGTTTTGAAATTCAACAGTCGGCCCAGTTGTGTCGTTTTTCTTTATATGTAATAATTCAGAAGGTGACGAAGTTCCAATACCAACTTTAGTATTCGTAGTGTCTACAGCAAATACATCTCCACCATCTGATGCTTTTCTTACTAGAAATGCTTCAGTATCTGTTTTCTCTATTACTTGAGTACCTTGAACGATTTCGTCAAAAGCGAATGTAGTGCCACCGCCCTCTACTTTTAAGTCACCACTAATTACGATATCACCATTTATTTCACCGCCTTTACTTAAATCCGGAGTGACGGCACTCCCCATTCCACCAATCATTATATCTCCACGATCCGCACTGATCCAGTGCTAGTTGTTGTACTATTATGGTTGAAATACACTGTATTACCTAATCCTCTAGGCACAGTGAAAAACATCATTGTGTCTTTTGGAATAATCATATCATTAGATGCGTTGACATCCTGGCCACTATCTGCACTAAAATTAAAATGCAAAGCCACTGAGCTATAAACTGCTATAGTTGCAGTTGTCGCTGCAAGCGCTACGTGTATTGAATTATTAACATTGGCACTACTGCCACTAGCAGTGGCTGACTTCACTGTCCATGTACCACCAACTGTGGCATTTAGTGCTTCTTGAACCGATCGTTTATGTAGATTAGCCATTAGCTCGATCTCCTATGTACAATTGCGAAATCTCCACTAGCTACTGTCACAGCAGACCAACTACCATAAATAGTTTGCCCAGCTTTAATTGTAACAGAGGATAATGAATCCCATATGTCTGTATCTGTACTTGTAGCAGATACCACTGCATCAACTGATAAAGCAGTGATTGCAACGTATGTATGAGAGTTTACTGTGGCGTTGGTGACATAATCATAGCCACCGCCTGCGGTGATGATGTTTAGCGCTTCTTGCGCGGTATAACGATGTAAATTACTTGTTGCCATTTTTTCTCCATCTCTAAGGTTAGGCAGACCATGAACGAGACATGATTCAAAATATTACTTTTTGAACATCTTCTTCATTTTCTTTTTCTTTGGCTCAGACTTAACAATCTTTGGCCCACCGAGTTTATTTTTCATTACTTCAAAACCGTCATTAACCAACTTTTGCGCTTCCTCGCGAGTGGCAACATGAACGGTGTGATTATCTTTTCTAAGTATTATCATAAGTATCTTTCATATATTGCACTGGGCGATGACAAAGCACCGCCCAGCATAGGTTCCATACAGTTTACGGATTAAGGAATTCAATTCCTTTAACGTGATTACTAGTAGTAATTACTGCACCATAAATGATGTCAGCAACAACTTTAGTACCTAAGTAATCGACTGAGTATTCAGACTGGACTCTAATGTCCTGCTGAACAGCAACTGCAATAGCTGATTTATGTACTAAATAACCAGCTTCAATTCCAGTACTTGTAGTAGTAGGAATTAAAGAACTAGTGAAAACTGGAATGCCGAAAAGCTGTCCAACTTCACCACTGTTCATTACTGGATTATCATTACCAAAACCAACTCCAGCACCTGAGTTATTTGTAACAAAGGCTTTAGAGTTTAGTAAGTCAGCATAGATAAGTGGATTCACGAAGAATGCACACTCTTCTTTTGGAATATCATTAGATAACAATGTTCCAATTGCTGTTTCAACATCAGCATTGCTCATGCTATTATCAGCAGCAAGCGTTTGAGTTGTACCAAGAGTTTGAAGCAAAGCTTCAATCTTTGTATCAACTGCTTTCGCAAGTGCATATGCCATAGACTGAGCATACTTATCAAACAATTGCTCGTTTGATTGTATCATTGCAATGTCTTCAAATAGCTTTGCAGCATATTTATGCTGATCAATTGCAAGATCGATGTCAGTTTCTGTATTAACTGAGTAAACAACACCAGTATTAGCACCTTTATCTGCACTAGCAACCTCTTGCATGGTTGGAATGTGTAATACATCACCAGCACCTTGTACAAGAGAACTGTAGTCATCAAAAAATGGTTTCAACACTAGGTTCTTTTCAAAATAACGGTAGACACCATCTGACCATAATTCAGGAATAAATACATCAAGATGCGATCCTGTTCCTTGAGTAGCGTCTCCACTAAAAGCGGTATAAGCCATTATAGCTCCTTATTATTTTTTAGCTCTCTGATACCCTTCAATAATCTTGCTCCAGTTTTTCTTTCTATCTTTATCGCTCATCTGTGTCCAATCTTCTTGAACTTCATTTACTGGTATAGCAGGATTATTGGCTATTGGTATCTTAGGCTGTTGAATGATTTTATCATGCAACGCTCGAAGTTTTGCTATAGGCAAATCTCCAAATGTCTCACGATCTTCTACACTAAAGTCAGCCAGTAACTGCTCTCGCATATCTGCTTCTTGTTTCATTGCTCGTTCCACAACAGGCTCAAGCTCTGCAATCCTAGCAGCACGCTCTTCCGCAAGAGTTTGCCATTCTTTTTTAGCTTCTAACTCTTTGGTGCGTTGCGCCTCTGCTTTTTTCTTCATTTCAGCAAGTTCAGCTTCTGCTTTTTGACTTCGCGCCCTGTATTTCTTTGACTCTGCAATCAAATCTCCAACTTCAGGGTTAGTTGGCTGATCCTGTGTATCTTCGGCCACCGCCTCTTGAGCAACTGCTTTTTCTACTGGTGGTCGCTCTGCAAAACTTTGCTCACCAGGTGCGCTCTGCACATTATCTTCAGACATACTGTCTCCTTATTTTACACGTTTACCACGTGGCGTTTTTTAAGCTTGTTGGCATTTCGTCTTACCACATCAAAAAACATATGGACCACTGCTTTTTCTGCATCCGGCCCTATCTTATTGTTCTTAACGATGACACGCGCTTTATCAGGTCGTCTAATTAATTTATTCTTACCTTTGCGTGACCTTCCGAATTTGCCTTGTTGATTATCTCTTAACTTTAATGCTTGCGTTTTATCTTTAATGCCATATAAAATACCTAATTCACCACTAGTAAAGGCACTGCGCATATAACCAAACGCAGACAACATAACACCAGTAAGTGTTAAATTTGGTGGGTTTACTTGTCTGCTTTTTTGATTTTTAAATTTACCTGCCGCTTTATTTTTGCTATAATGCTTTGTATAGTCAGCAAATGTTTTTCCCTCAAAATCAAGCCCCATTTTAATTTGCTCTTTATGGGCATTAGCAATTTTTTTACCATGGAGTTCTAAGTCTTTTTTTGTAAAACGTAATATTTTATGTATATCTAGCATTATACTAATGGCTTCCACAAATGACGACAGTTATGCCCACCTCTATCAAGAAAAGCGCCAGCTTGTGCAATTTCTATTTCATTGCGTGTTAAAGGTGACTCTAATAAAAAATATCTACAGATAGGGCGATTTTTCTTATCACGTGGGCCAAAATATTCGTACAATGTGCTTTCAGGCAAACCTTCAGACATAGTAGCAATTACACTCTGTTGATATGTTCCTAACGTACTAGTAATAATTGTATCTATTCGAGGTACATCTCTACTTAGATTACGTTTAATTAAATCAGATATAGCCAATTTATCTAGCTTATTAGCAATGCCTTGCGTAATACTCATTCTGACAGACTCGCCAATCGTTCCACTTAATTTGACAATACTAGATCGTTGTATATTTTGCAATGCCAATAATTTTGCTTCTGTAGTTGCACCAAAAAAAGGCAAGTCATCTAATAATCTTTCTGTAGCTACCATATATGCACCAATGCCGGCAGATACGCCTAAATCCTCTATAAAATATGTTGTAATGTCGACAGCAGCAAGAAACAATAAAATTTCTTCTATGGTTAACCCTTCATCCTCAAGCTGTTTTGTATCTTGCACAAATGCATTACTTGCTTGTTCGATAGAATCTTTATATGCATTTATTGCATCATCAAGAGCTGCCATTTTGTAGTCTATTTAATAATCGATTTACTGGTTGGTCTTCTTCTTCTTTAGACTCTTCGCTTAATCTTGATTCAAATTCTGCACGTTGTTCAGGAGACGCATCAGGATTCATATAGTCAAAATAATCTTGCTTTGATGCTAACCCTTGCTCAAAACGCCATGTCCATAATGCAATCTCAGTATCAGGGGTGAGAGCATAATTTGGCTCTAAGAAGTCAACTGAATACTCTTCGCCAACATCTACTCCTGCTTCTATTCTGAGAATTTCTCTATCTACTTTATAGCGCTTTTGCTCCCAGGGCCTCCAGGTATCTTCTTTCTCGCCAGTAGTGATATCACGAGCTTCCATTTCTAAGATTGACAAACTTGCTGCACTAGGCGCATTTCCTGCGTCGTCTCGTGCGTATTTGGCTCTTATATGGTTATTATTTAATGTAGATTCAACAAAAAATCTTGTAGCATCTACAATTTCAGCAAGTGATCCACCGCTATTGGTAACACCAAAGTTTGCACCTTCGGGTAAATAAAGAATTTTATCAGTGCCAATCTGTATCCTACTTGCATCGTCGACACCAGCAACAAATTTTATCCCCATCGCGCCGTAACGTACCGCAATTTCTAGTTCTAACATTGCAACATTTAGTGCTAAATCGGCTTGTGCTACATCCATTGCGTTTTTAACGCTGTTAAAATCTCTAATTGGTGGGTAGCGATGGCAAAATGTAACTGGCAATACGCCATATGGATTAATATCACCATCATTAATACTAATTTTTGCTCCATGCTCATCTAAAAGGTAATGCTCACCTTGATATCCAGGGCGAGATTCTGTCCATACAGCATGTAATGGCATATCATTTCTTGCATTACCTTGATACTCAATAGGATAACATATTCCAATAGGCTTGTCTCTGCTATCTCCAGCAAGAAATAATGGTTCAAAGTGAGAAAGTATCTCATATTCAAGTTTTTGATCTAGCTCATTCCATTTTGAGCGAAATGCCATAGAACCTAATAAAAATGTCAGGCGTTCAAGCAGCCTGCGCTGCGCGTTTAGACTATGGACATTAACGGAGGCATGGTAGGTGTCCGAAGCGCGCATTCTTGGGGGGCGCTTATAAGTCATTGACCTAACAGCGCAGACTCTTTGCGTAATATTAGAATTTATAATTGGCGCTTGTTGTAATGTCTCTCGACTAAAATATTGTGAGATATAACCCTCAATATTGATACCCTCGTACCAATCCATGAGGTAATCACGCTCTCTTACGCGCTCATCTTCGATGTAGCGTAGTTTTTCTTTTAATGAATCTGCAACCGCACCTTGCGATAAATCAGGAATTGTTACCATATATGTTTTACCAATCTATTACACCAGCCATTCTACTCTTTATAGGAAAAAGATTACAAATCAGGTAACGTAGAGCATCATTTACGTGATCATGTACGCCATCTTTAAGAGGTTCTTCCTTAACTGCTTGCTCTGCTCTATTCTCAGGATATCTGTAATTTTGATAGCTTGTAATCGAGCCTTTGCACTTACTGGACACAAAAAAATGCGAGTCTCCATTTGCATCTTCAAACCATCTACGCATATGTGATACACCATTAACTACATTACGTGTCATTGCATCTTTGCGAAAACGTACTCGCATACCTTTGCGCCAAAATATCTGTATATCTGAAATACCTGACTGGCTTGACCTACCGCCACCAGCAGGATCGCCAAAATACGCAACAACATTGTATGGTAATTTGCGTACTCGCTCGGCTAAATCCTCTGTTTTGATGTTTTCTACCATTGCTATTTCGTCAATTTGATAGAGAGTTGGCAATCCTTTGCTCTTGTGGTCCACTTGCACGACAACAACGGCTGGCTTGCGGTAACCGAAATCGATGCTAACGTAGGTTGGCAGACCTGGATTGTATTTAAGATTTGTTTTTGTGTGTATAGCGTCGGAGTATGGGAGACACTTTCCTGAAAAGCTTGTGAATTGAGCCTCATATTCTTGCCTATAAGTTTCATCTGTTAATTCCTTTTTTAAATCTTCTATTTGGTCTTTAAAAAACGGTGATTCACTGCTTGAGTGCTGCCAGCTTTCCCAGTCAGGAAATTTCTCATCACCCCCTCTAGACCACAGCTTATGCCACCAGTTAAAACCACGTGGTGTGGAAACCATTAAGCACCAGCCTTGACGGTCGGATAGTGTTGGGCGCAAATATTGTTCCCATATAAGTTTGTTTGGCATCGCTGCCGCTTCATCAATAACTAAATAATCAATACCCTCACCAATCAAACTCTCAGGTGAATCTGCTGACTTGACCGATAACTCAGAGTTTAATCCAGCAAGTTTCATATAGTACAAATCGCCATTAACTTCTTTCTTGTTCTCAATAGGCAATTTGAGCTTGACCATAATATCTTCTTTGATAATTCGTGCAATCTTTTGCGATAGGTTGTAGCTAGGCGATACAATCCAGCCTCTTGTGTTTGGTGTTAAAAGCCAGGGAAGTATTTCATATGCAGCTGAGTACGACTTGCCACTACGTCTACCCTGGCAGTTTATGCGAAAACGCTTTGTACTATTATGTATACTAAGCTGTTGCGGAGTCGGCTGGTATCCCACCAGCTTCCACAATTTCTCTTTGTGAGCTATCTGCCTGATCATCCATGGGGTTACCTTGAAACCCTACTTCTTTTAAAACTGCTTCCAGGTTGCCAGTCATGTCGACTTGTGATTTGTCTGTTTGGTTTAAATAATTTTTGCCTAGAAATATAAGCAACGCTGTATTGCCTTGGCCGGCGTGCTTCCACTGTAACTGACGCAAAGAAAGTTTCATTTCTTCTTTGCCTTGCTCATACTCAGTTTTATAGCGCGAGCGAATTACTTTTTCGGAACAGCCAAAGTATTTGCCTATTTCAACATAAGTACATCCAAAGCTGGAAAGCATCTTAACCTTTTCAGGCGGTATATCGTGTTTTATAGCCATCACTTATAGTTTGTTCGTTGACATAAACAGCTTACTGCACTTTGTCATGGTGCGTAGCCAGTACGTTTTAGCACTGGATTCGCTAATGCCTAGTGCATCTGCAATAATGGGAAATGTATGTTGCATAATACGCATTTTAAATACCTCACGTTCTCGAGGTGACAGTTCATCGTATAATTCATGCGCTGCAAGTTGCAACCAGCGGTCTTCAGGCTCCAAAAAAGCACTTTGAAAGATTGCCATTTTTCTAGCATACTCTTTTGATCGCGTAACTGCCCTGACTAAGCGTTCCGCATCTGCATCTGTCAGTTCAACCCAATTCATGTAGCGCTAATGTAACGCTATGGAGGTGTTCACAAAAAGGAAAAAAAATTTTTAGGGAGTGAGTGCGTAGAGACACCGCCGCCGTCCTTGTGGCACTGGGCAAAGCATTTTAAAATAATAAACATTAGATTATTAATCTAATGCTTCACGACGAAAAAACAAACATTGTAACAACATGTAACAATAAACATATAGAACGTCGCGCGTCTATTTTGTTTTGGTCTATGCCAATAATACTATTAAAACAATGTTCACAAAAAGTATAGGTTTTACGTTGCGTTAACGTTAAATTACAACGTTAATAATAATAAACTGTGAGAGGTTAGAACATGTTAAAAGAATATATAACGCATTTAACAAGAGTAAGCGCTAATAGCAAAGTAGGACCTATTCCTGTTAGCACAACAGAAGCCGGCACATGTCCGAAAACATGTCCATTTATAAACGCCGGATGTTATGCAAAAACCGGGCCGGTGTCATGGCATTGGTCAAAAGTTAGTAAAGGACTTCGCGGTGACACATTCAAAGACTTTTTAAATAAAATAAAAGCGCTCCCAAAGGGCCAACTGTGGCGACATAATCAAGCCGGTGATTTGCCCGGCAACGGTGAACATTTAGACGCGGACGCGTGCGCGGACCTAACCCAAGCAAACAAAGGCCGGCGCGGTTTTACGTATACGCATTACGACCCTACAAAAAACGGCAACGCGCGGACAATTAAAGCAATGAATAAGAACGGTTTTACAGTGAATTTATCCGGCAACAGTGTTAAACATGCGCTAGAATTAAGCGCGTTAAATATTGCGCCGGTGGTGGCCGTAGCGGATAGCACAACAGAAGGCGCGTTTAAATTAAACGGTAAGCAATTCGTACAATGTCCGGCAACAACAGAAGACAACAATATTAGTTGCGCAACGTGTCAATTATGCGAAGTTAAAACGCGTAAGTCTATTGTTTACTTTCCGGCGCACGGTACGCAAAAAAGCAAAGTTAATAACATATTAAATGAAAGAGGTTAAAAAATGAACATAAATAATATAATAAATATTTTAGAAATTATACGAGGCTTTATTATGAGTGATATCTACGACGCTGAAGCAATGCGCGAACTTGACCCGGAAGAAAATTACCCTAGTCAAAGCGCTCAATTAAGAGCAATCAAGCATGCAATTGATTTTTTAAAAAAGCTAGATAGTTTTACAAATTCAATTGTTTATTTTAATTCCAATAAAGAGGTGTAAGAATGGATAATATATTATTAATATTAATGATTCTTGCGCTATATGTGAGATTATATCACGTAAAACAAGAGCGTAACCAATATAAAAACACTTTATTACAAAACAAAAAAAGAGAGGTTAATAATGAAAAATAAAAGCAAGGCTACTAAATTTCTGCAATATATAGAGCATAACCCAAAATTAAAATATTCGCAAATACAATTATTTTTTTATAGACTGAATAAAAATAATAAGAATATAAAAAAAGCGCCACGCGGATATTATTGTACATCAATACAAACACTTATATACAAAGGACATATAAAGAAAGACAAAAACAAATTGTACAGTATTACAAAAACAGGCATAAAATACAAAAATACACCCTACGCGAAAACGGCAAAAGAAAGACGCGAATATAGCGAATATTTAAAGCGTCGCGAAGTCATAGAGTCATATGAACAACGGCAAGCGGATTATGACAATTGGACCGTTAAACGTATAACAGAGCGCGGACACGTTCGCAACGTCCGGGATTTAATCGCGTTTTTAAACACATTCCCAAAACATGCACGCGTTACGCTTGCAATTGATGAAGAAATAAACGCAACCGGCGACATATTTAAACAGGTTGCGGTTGATGATATAAACAACGTTAACGAAATAACATTAATACCGGTTAACGTGGAATTAACTGCATGAACCAATTAATTTTATTTATTATTTTCGCTATTATTGCGTATCTGCTAGACCCGGATTAAATCCGGCTTTTGTGCTGATGACGGCGTAAGCTAGAAACTGACGCGAATTAATCCAATCCGCGTCAGTCCACAACTAAAAAATAGAGGTTAAATAATGTTCAAAGAGTATGCAACAGGAAAGATAAACTATCAAACAATGGCGCAAGAGGTTTTTAAAAACTCTATAGAATACCAAAATAATGATAATATAAAAGTTTTTGAATCTTTGGGACTTTATGACGCAACATACATAAACGAAGTTTGTCCGGTGTTTTGTTTAAATGAGCATGACGGACTAGTCAAACAATGCAATGATTTGCGCTTTTATCTAGCAAATTCAAAGCATGACAACCAAGACAATGAACAATATAATAAACATTGTATTAGTTATATAAATCAATCCGGTGTCGATGTTGACGGATTAAGCGACATTATTTTAATTGAGACTAAGAGTATAGAAATATTTTTTAGTATCATTAAAAGTAATATAGAATTTTTTCAAACAATACAAAAAAGAGAGGTTAAAAAATGTACGTAATAATATATAGTAATAATTCAACAGATTCGAGCGTATACGGTCCATTTAAGACAGAAGCGCAAGCGAAAAAACATGCAAAAAAAATGTATGCTAGATTTAATTCTTATGATTGGAATAATGAAGCGAATTTAAATATTACAAAAATAAGAGAGGTTAACACGTAATATTATGTAATAAAAACACGTTTATAAAAAAAGCCGGATTTATTCCGGCTTTTTTTTTTGCTCAAAATGTGACATATGTTACACTTTGAAAAATATCAAAACTTGAAAAAGTGCCTACAATACCGCATACTGTGCCTTATTTCTAATATCTACTGGGCAGGGTTCTAATATATATTTTGGCAGGGTTTAAAATTTTGTACGTTGCAGCTTGGCATAAGCATGATCCTTTTTCTTTGTTCCTTTGCCTTTGGTCCATCCATGCAATTGACGATTGCGCCACAACAACTTATCTTTATTACGCAATGTATTAAAACATTTTTCATGCAAAGTAATGTTTAGATCATGCCACCACCCAAACACTAATTTACAATGCACTGTGTTTTCCACTGGCTGCGCAAAGATGCACAAATTGTCCTCTTCTTGCGATAATGGACATTTATGAATGGATTGTAATTTTTCAAACATGCCCATACACCCTAACACTAAAGTAAGTAAAGTAAGTAAAGTAAGTATAGTTAGTTACTTTAGTTACTTTAGTTACTTTAGTTACTTCACGTGTCGCCCTATTAATCAACTAAATACTCAATATCAGTCTTATTCTTTGCATAAACGCCACGTTGTAACTTTACAATTCGCTCTTGTTTGATTAGTTTTTTCAGCCATGCGCTTACACTTGCACTACTAGTAATATGTAATGTTTCGCTTAAACTTTGCCTTAAATCTTCATATGTAAAGTTATCGCCCATGCTTTTTATATTATCAAGCACACGGTCTTCATCGGTATTAGATTGTTCGCGATACCAATATACCTCGCCTTTTGGCAATGGCTGCCGATATTCATAAAGCAACTGCCCTTTGTCCGCATCCGATACCAGTTTAATACCTAACGGCACATTGTGAAATTCGCTATTAGTCCTAGTCTTTGTGATCTTCATTACTTTCAATGGTTCGTGAAAACTACTAGCCAATTGTATAAGATTATCAAGCCAAAATGAGTAAAAGCTGCCACCAAACACCATTGATGTATCCATTGCTACCGCTTTTTCGGCCATTTTCTTATGATGCGCGACAACTAATATAGCTAAGTTAAATTCTTTCTTAATATCTTCAATCGTGCTAATAAGATTACGCAACTGGTCATTTTTAACTGTATCTACATTACTACTAGTATAGAGATTATCAATAATAAGCACATCAAATGGCTCGGATGCAGCTGTCAGGTTTCCAGTGATTTTTTCATACGCATTTTCAAAGAGTTGTTTTTTATCCGCACTGACTATTGTAAGATTTTCTGCTAAAATCTCTTGCTTACCTGGGTATTTTTCTACAAGCGCATTCACCATTGGGTTTAAACGATCCGTCACCATTGCATCCATCATCTCAA